GGAAATACTCAGGCATATAAAAACTTTGGTACCGCTTCAGCGCCTATTGCAACAGTAGGAACTGTTGATTATTTTGGTATTAATTATAATCCACAAGGCGGAGACGGTATACTTTCAAGTATTACTGGCACTCCAACATATTACGCAGGCGGTGGAGCTGGTTTAGGTGCAGCTGTAAATAATGAAGGAAGTCCAAATCTCCAATTTGCACCTAATGCTTTGTGGTCTTCTGGATCTATAGGAGGATTAGGTGGTGGAGGTTCTTCAACTGGTAGTATTGGTAGTGGAGGAAATGCAGGAAATCATAATGGTGTAGACGGTTTGGGTGGAGGAGCTGGACCAGGCGGTACAGGTGGATCAGGAGTTGTAATAATAAGATACTCAAGAAATCAACAAGATTTAATTAGATCTTAATCACAAAACGAAGCAAAACAACAATATATTTTTATAATCTCAATAACAACAATATGGATACTCAAAGTATTATCAACAAAATCGCTAGCTTAGTAGGACTTGACAAACAAGTTAAATTAGGTGGCGGTGTATACGGTAAGTTAGAAGACGGCGGCGCAGTAATGACAGATTCATTCCAAGTTGGCAACGTATTATTCGTTGTAAGCGAAGACGGTAACAAAGCATTAGCACCAGACGCAGATCACAAAATTTATCTACCAACAGAAAATGGTAGCAAACTATATCAAATCACAACTAAGGAAGGCATCATGACTCAAATAGAGTTACAACCTAATCCAGGAAAAGAATTAAATATGAAAGAACAAAACTTACAAAACGATTTAGTAGGTGCAATTACATCTCCTAAACCAAAAGAAGACAACATGGAAGATCCAAAAGATTTGCCAAATGTAAAAGACAACATGGCAGCAGACGATATGGCTTCTAGAATGGATGCTATGGGTGCAGAACTTAAGCAATTAAGAGACGATATTGCTAACATCTATTCTAAAATGGATCCTAAAGAAGACATGGAAAAAATGGAAGCAGAAACTAAAGACGAAAAGTCTGTAGTAGATGACGTACTTAAAAAAGGACTTGGTGCTGGCGGACAAGGTAAGCCTAACGATGGCGGACCTTCTAAGTACAACATGAGTGCTCAAAAGAAATTCACTGGTGCTCCAGTTGAAGAAACTCAATCTTTAAAAGGATTGTTTAAATCAAAAGCTCAAAACACAATGTCTACAGTATTCAATAAAATGAACAACTCTAGATTTTAATTTATTCATAAAAACAAAATATTCGAACAATGGCTACAACTACTTCGATCACCACTACTTACGCCGGCCAATTTTCCGGTAAGTACATCGCAGCTGCTTTGTTATCAGCTCCAACTCTTGATAAAGAGTACATAACAATCAAACCAAATATTAAGTACAAAGAGGTAATCAAAAAGTACAGTAATGACAACGCTATCTTTGATGCGTCTTGTGATTTCACTGCAACTTCTACAGTTACTTTGACTGAGACTATTTTAACTCCTGAAGAATTTCAAGTTAACTTACAATTATGTAAGAAAGACTTCCGTTCTGATTGGGAAGCTATTGAAATGGGTATCTCTGTATTTGATAACTTACCTGCATCTTTCACAGAATTTATGATCGGTCAAGTTGCTGCACAAGTAGCTGCTCAAACTGAGACTAATATCTGGACTGGTTCTGGTGTTCCAACAGGTCAATTCCAATCTTTCGATTCTTTATTTAGAGCGAATGGTTCAGGAGTTATCTCTGGTTCTTTAGCAACTAGTGGTTCTATCACTGGTTCTTCAACAGTAATTGCTGCTTTACAAGGCGTAGTAGATTTAATCCCTACATCTGTATACGGTAAAGAAGATTTAGGTATCTATGTTTCTACTGCTACAATGAAAGCTTTCCAAACTGCAGTTGCAGGAGGTTCAGCTTACGCTAACGGTTACAATAACCAAACAGTTATTGGATTGAAACCAATGGATTTCCAAGGTATTCCTTTATTACATTGCCCAGGTTTACCACCAACGGCTGTAGTAGCTGCTCAAAAATCTAACTTATTCTTCGGTACGGCTTTATTGTCTGACAGAAACGAAGTTAAAGTATTGGATATGGCTGACTTAGACGGATCTCAAAACGTTCGTATTATCATGAGATATACAGCGGGTGTAGCATTCGGCTTCGGTCCAGATATCGTTTACCAAGTAAGCAGAAACTAAGATCAATATTATAGGAGGTCATTCATTTGGCCTCCTTATTTAAAAAAATAGAAATAAAATTATAATAACATGCCTTGTAATATAACATTAGGAAGAAACGAACCTTGTAAAGACAGTATAGCTGGCTTACATGGAGCTTACTTCATTAATTACACTACAGGTAGCTTTGCATTGAATGCGAACGACGAAGTAACGTCTTTCCCTTCATCTTCAACAGCGTATTACTACGAATTGAAAGGTGCAAATGGCTATACTGAAACTGTAAATACCAGTCGTGATAACGGTACTACTTTCTTTAGTCAAGAATTAAGTTTGACTTTAAAGAAATTATCTGCTGATATGACCAAACAATTCAAATTGTTGGCTTACAGTAGACCTCAGATCGTTGTCGCTGACAGAAATGGTAACGCTCTATTAGTAGGAAAGCTTGAAGGTGCTGATATGACAGCTGGTACAATTGTTACTGGTACTGCATACGGCGATTTATCAGGGTATACTGCGGTATTCACTGGTCAAGAACCTTTACCTGCTAACTTCTTAACAGGATCAACTTTCGCTAATCCTTTCGCTGGTGTAGCAAATGCTCCAACAGTAGTTTACGGATCAAATAGCTAATAAGAAATTATTGATATAAGAGACCTTGTCTCTATTCATATAACCACGTCGGGGATACCCTGTCTGTTCTCACAGATAGGGTATTTTTTTGTAAACTAAACTCTTAATAAAATGGCAAAAGCCAAAGTCGCATCAACCATCGTAGTATCTGACACCAAGAAGCGAGGGCATGCAAAGAAGTCCTACAATAAACACTCCAGTAGACCTAAGGCCTACAGAGGACAGGGCCGTTAACAAAACAAAAAGCTATAAATCAGTTATAATATATGATACAATTAACATGATAATAGTAACTCCAGATACAAACGCTACGCAATCTTTCAGTATAAGAACTATGCCTAGTGCAAGCTTCTCTACTTTTAAAGTAAGATTGTCTCTTACCAACGAGGACACAAACAAACACACTTCGATAACAAACGTAACTGCCAGTTATAATAGCTTTGATTTTTTACAGGTAACAGCATCCATGTTTTTGACTGGAAGCGAATGGTACGCAATGGAAGTTATTCAACTATCAGGATCTACCGATTGTACTGTTTTGTACAGAGGAGAACTATTCCCTACTACAGAATCTGCTACAGTTAGAAACTCTGAGCCTATGTTGAGTTACACTGGAAGCTCTTCAAATATTAACGACTATATTATATACTAATAACGATTATGGAAACAAAAGAATCAAGAGTAAAAGTAATAAACCTTTCAGGAGGTTACATACTGCCAAAGATTACCGAAACTAAAGGTAGAAAGCAACACGTAGAAATTGGAATCGATGGTTCTGATGATTTCTTTACTACGCTTATTAAAAGATACGAAACTAGTCCAACTAATCAGGCTTGTATAGATGGATGTACAGATTTAATGTACGGTAAAGGAGTTAAAGGCAAAAAGGGATTCCAACAATTAGAGGACTACCTTTACACTCTAACAACAAACGAAGAGATTAGAAAGATTGTATTCGATTACAAAATGTTTGGTAATGCAGGTATTCAGTGCGTATTCTCTCCAGATAGAGAATCGGTAATTGGTTTTTACCACATTCCAGTTGACACCTTAAGATCTGAGAAAGTTGGTGACGATGGAGTAATTCATGGTTTCTACTACTCTTCAGATTGGTCAAACAAAAGAATACAACCAACAAGAATTCCTGCATTTGGCGAAGAGGAGTTTGAGAACGATACACAAATAGTTTACTTCAAGAAATATTCTCCTGGTAAATTCTACTACGGTATTCCTGATTACTATAGCTCAATTCAATACTGTGCTGTAGAGGAAGAGGTAGCAAACTTACACATCAACAATATCTTGAATAACTTCATGCCAAGTACAATCATCAACTTTAACGGTGGTTTACCTGCATCAGAAGAGCAATACTTACTTGAAACTACGATAGCATCTAAATTTGCTGGTACTTCAAACGCTGGTAAGTTTATCTTAAGCTTTAACGAGAACGCTGAGCAAAAGACTACAGTAGAAATGTTAAGACCTGAGAATTTGCACCAACAGTACGATTTTATTGCAGAAGAGTCTAGTAGAAAGATAATGTTGGCACACAGAGTAACAAGTCAAATGTTATTTGGTATCAAAACATCATCAGGCTTCTCCAGCAACGCAGACGAGCTCAAGAACGCGTACGAGATCTTTTTGGCTATGGTAATCAACCCTATGCAAGAAGAGGTGGTTAAGCAGATCCAGGGCATCATTGAGTACAATGGCTACGAAGGTCAAGAATTATACTTTGCACCATTAATTCCATTTGGTTTCTTAGCAGAATTACAACAAGAAGCTGGTGACGCAGGAGCACAAGAGATTATAGAGAATCCTAACGATGTAGCAGACACTCAAGGAGTTGAACCAGATTCAGAAGGAGCAGACACAGACACGGACAATCCAAACGAAACAATTGGCTTCGTTAATCCAGGACCTCAAGGATTTTCTAAGCAGGATTGGTCAAGTTGGGAATTAGAACACAATTACGAAATAGCTAAATAATGAGCAGAAATATATTATTCATATCAAGAAACGATATCATCAAACGTTCTTACGTTGGTGGAAACATAGATCCTGAAAAGATCATACCATTTGTAAAGACAGCTCAAGACAAAAACATCTTGACTACCTGTGGTACTGTATTGTACGAATTCTTACAAGATAAAATTGAAACAAACACTTTAGCTGGCGACTACATAACTCTTGTTGAGTTATACATAAAAGACTGTTTAGTGCACTACTCTGTATGCGAGGCTTTACCATTCTTAGCTTATACAATTGCAAACGGTAGTATCTACAAAAATACTAGTGAGCAAGCGGTTAGTCCAAGCAAGAACGATATAGATTTTTTATTACAAAAAGAGCTACAGACTGCACAGTTTTACAACGAAAGGTTAACTACTTACTTGATTGCCAATAACAATCTATATCCTCAGTACAACCAATCTAACGGTCAATTAGACAACGTATACCCTGATATGGGCCAATCTTACACAAATGGATGGGTACTTTAATATGAGCGAAAAGAAAATATACTTAGGATACACTCCTAAAACTAAAAA